GAGTCTGGTCAAGGCGGTCCGCGACGCGGACACGAAGGCCGAGGAAGAAGCCAATCGCCAGGAAGAGCTGCGAGTCATCGCCGCGCTCAATGGCATCGACACCGAAGGAGTGCCGAGTTGAGTCTCAAGACTGATCTCGTCGAGCGCCGAAATGAGCTCGACGCCGCCCGCAAGAAGCTGTCAAGCATCTTCAAGGAAGCCGGACCGACCCTCGACATGAGCAAGGTCACGACCCTCGAAGGTGATTCCGTCAAGAAGGCCGCGCAGATCCGTGAGATCCACGATCGGATCAACACGAAGGGCGAAGAGGTCGACGTCCTCGTGGCGGCGATCGAGGCCGAGAAGTCCACGAAGGCCCGTGAGAAGAGTCAGGCCGAGGGTGAGTCCGAGGGCGAGACCTCCGGCTCCGGGCGTCCGAAGATGAAGGGCGCGGAGATCGACCGGGAGATGTTCAAGCTCGGGAAGATGTTCTATGAGTCGAAGGCCTACTCCGGCCGGGGCGCACAGGCCGAGGCCATCCTCGACGTGGACGTGAAGACCCTCATGACCACCAGCGCTGGCTGGGCTCCGGAGACGAACCGGAACCGCGGGATGGTCGATTACGTCACGACCCCGATCGACTTCCTGGATGTGGTCCCCTCGGGCACCACGGACCAGACCGCGATCACGTACATGGAGGAGACCACCTTCACGAACAACGCGGCCGAAGTCGATGAGGCCGGGACCTACCCGGAAGCCGCGCTCGCCTTGACGGAGCGGACCGATCCGGTCCGGAAGATCGCGGTCTTCCTCCCCGTCACCGACGAGCAGCTGGAAGACGTCGCCGGTATTCAGTCGTACATCGACAACCGACTCACGTTCATGCTGCGCCAGCGCCTCAACACGCAGGTGCTGAACGGGAACGGAACCGCTCCGAACCTCTCGGGGATCCTCGATCGCTCGGGACTGCAGACGCAGGCCAAGGGTTCCGATCCGACCCCGGACGCGGTTCACAAGGCCATGACCTTGGTCATGCTCTCGGGCTCGGGCGAAGGCGGAGCCAACCCGAACTTCGTCGCGATGCATCCGACCGACTGGCAGCAGATCCGTCTGCTTCGGACGAGCGACGACGTGTACATCTGGGGCTCGCCCTCCGAGGCCGCGGCCCCGAGGATCTGGGGGCTGCCGGTCACGCTCACGCAGGCGCTGACCGCGGGGACCGGGCTCGTCGGCGACTCGACCTACATGGAGCTGGCGTACAAGCGCGGGATCGAGCTGAAGGTCACCGACTCGCACGCTGACTACTTCATCAACGGGAAGCAGGCGATTCGCGCCGACATGCGGGCCGCTCTCGCGGTTTACCGCCCGGCCGCGTTCTGCACCGTGACGGGGATCTAGTCCGGAACCTGACGAACTGAGAGGCGGGGGCTCCGGCCCCCGTCACTCGAAAGGAGAAGTGAGATGGCAGTCATTGAGTCCGGGCCTGGCATACACCGACGACGGGGCCGAGGCTACGTTCGTCACGGCTGATCTCGACGGTCAGCCGGATGTCCCGCGGAACATCACCGCGACGGCCGGAGGGACGGCCGCGGACGTTGGTGCAATCCAGGTCTCGATCACCGGGACCGACGCCCTCGGGGAAGTCATCACCGAGGACCTCCCGGCGTTCACCGAGAACTCGACGGGGATCGTCCAGGGGTCGAAGGCCTTCAAGACCGTGACCGGGATTACCATCCCGGCGCACGACGGAACCGGCGCGACCACTGCGGTCGGCTTCGGCGATAAGCTGGGGCTGCCGGCCAAGCTCGATCGCAACACCGTGCTGAATGCGTTCCTCGATGGAACGCTCGAAGGGACCGCTCCGACCGTCACCGTGAGCGCGACGGCCGTCAGTGGAAACACCGTCGACCTCGACTCTGCCCTGAATGGGGATGAGGTCGTGGTCGATTACTACGCTCCGGGGATCTGACTATGGCTCTCATGGTCACATTCGCAGGCGGAGGCGAGCCGATGTACGAACTGCAGTGGAAGCTGTGGCTCACGCCGGAGGGCTTGGTCGTCGAGGACGGAGATCCTCGGGCCCGGGCCCTCCTCGGATCGGCCGGGAAGAAGATCCCGGAGTCGCTCGCTCGGGACCTCGGCCTCCTCGAAGATGCAGGAGTCGAGGAGGAAGAGGTCGAGTCCTACTCCGATTGGACTGTGGATCAGCTCCGCGAGGAGCTGGGTTTTCGGGATCTCCCTCTCTCGGGGACTAAGAAGGAACTGGTTGCCCGACTCGAAGAGTCCGACGCCGAAGACGACGAGTAGGAAGGGACCGAGTTGAGCATCGACATCACAGATCTGCGGGAACACATCGAGACCGACGCGGTGGACGACGTGCTCACGCGCCTACTGGCGCAAGCGCAGACCGATGTCGAAGCTCGGCTCGGAACCGACGCGGCGAGGACGGAGGTCCACGAAGGCGGGCGGGAGTCGATCCGGCTCCGGCGTCCGGCTCTCTCGATCTCCTCCGTCTCCGTCAGGCACACCAGAAGCGACACAGCGAGTTCCCTACTCGCCTCGGACTACGAGATCCTACACGGCGGACGAACTCTCTGCAGGACCTCCTGGAGCGTGTGGGAGCCTATTGTGACGGTCGTGTACCTCCCGAGGGTCGAGGTGGATCTCCGGGACATGGCAATCGTCGAGCTGGTCCGGGCGGCCCTCACCTATCACGGGCTGATCAGCTCCGAGAAGGTGGGCGACTACTCCGCCGACCTCAAGAGCTACACCGCAGAGCGCGAGCGAATCCTTCAGCAGATCATGAACCATCGGGGGCTCCAGATCCGATGAGCCTCGCTCGTCGACATATGACTCACCGGGCAACGGTCGAGCGGGATGCGAACCTCGGGGCCGGATCGACCGGCTGGGGCTCGGATCCCTCTCCGAGCTGGTCCGCGAACCTCACTGACCAGCCTTGCTGGTACTGGTTCGCGGAGACCGACTCGCGGACGAACGTCTCGGGGGAGTCGCTGGTTGCCTTCACGACTCGCAAGGTCATCTTCCCGCTCGGTACTGATATCGAGGAGACGGACCGGATCTCGACGATCACCGATCGTCAGGGAGTCGAAGTCGCGGACGGGCCGATGAGAATCACTTCGATCGGCCGTCGCTCCAATCACCTTCTCGTGACCGTCGCCGAGGAGCGGTAATGGCTGCCGGCCGAGTCAAGCTCAAGTGGAACGGCCCGATCATTGCAGCCGCCTTCCTCCAGGCCGCGAAGCGGGCGGTCGACGAGACCACCGCGGAGTGCGTGGTGCTCGCGAAGGGCAAAGCTCCGTTTCAGTACGGGGTGTTGCAGGGCTCGATTATGGCGAAGCCCGCGAAGATCACCGGATCGGGCGGAGTCGCCGCGGAGTGGGGGAGCTTCGACGTCAACTATGCGATCTATCAGGAACTCGGGACTTACAAGATGGCGGCTCAGCCGTATCTTCGGCCGTCAGCTGAGATCGCGTACCCGGGGCTCGAAGGGAAGATCCGGGCACTGGGAGGTCTCGCATGACGGTCGCTGATTACATCGGGGCTTTCCGGAGCTACCTCCTCTCCGAAGCGGGCATCTCGGGCCTGGTCGGGACGAGGATCTTCGCCTCCGCGGTCCCCGTCTCCGAGGCTGTCAACATGCCTCGCAAGATCGTCGTCCTCAGCCCCGCCTCGGGGAGCTACCTCCTGGAGTCGAGCTACCTCGCGACCTCGGAGAGGACCCTCGACGTGAGGTGCTACGGAGAGACGGCTTACGAGGCATGGCTCGTGCACCAGCAGGTCTACTCCTCCCTCAAGTCAATGCGCTCTCGCTTCGAGGGCGCAGTCAAGCTCTTTTGGGCTTCCCCGTATTCGACGGGAGAGACCCTTCGAGATCCCGATACGGAGTGGGACTTTGTCTTCTCTTCGTGGCGGGTGTACGTCGCAGACTACGAAGCGGTTTAGGGAGGAATCTTGACCACCGCAACCTACATCGGGCGGGCCCACCGTCTCGTGCTCGGGGAGGAAGTCTTCCTCCGGGGCGAGCCGCGTGAGGTCTCGTCCGAGCTTGCCGCTCGTCTCGCCGATCGGGCTGACGTCGAGATCGAGAGCGGCTTCGATGATCAGCCCGACGAAGATGAAAGGTTGGTGTACTAATGGCA